CTAGCGGCGGCAAAGGTAAAAAAGGCAAAGGTGGCGGCGGTAAGGGCAGCAAAGGCAAAGACCTCGAAAAAGAGGCTAAGCAAATTCACGAGAAAATCTTGCAATCTTACCTCGAAATGCTTGGGAACAAGCAAGAGCTACTCGAATTAGAGTACAAGAAAGAACTTGATGAGCTTGAAAAATCAAAGGCAGCCAACGCTAACTATCAAAAAGACCTCGAGTTATTAAATGCTGTATATGCTGAGAAACGCATTAAAGCTAAACAAGAGGAAATGACCAAGCTTAGAGAGATCGAGAATAATATCCGAGATATGCAGAAAGACCTCGAATTTAGCCTAGCGGTTAAGGATAGCACAGGCCAAGCCTCGCCTATGGTGCAATTTACCAAAGAATATACCGACGCAATCGACGCTATAGGCGATAAATGGGATAAATACGCCGATGATTTCGTTCAAATGAATAAAATGCAACAACAGCATTTTATAGATACCTTGAAAGAGCGAGGTATTAAATTTGAAGAAGTCGAGGACGGACGTATCACATTTGAGCGCCAAAAGACTGAGGAATTGCTCGCAGTTCATCGAGATTATAGCGATAAATACCTAGAATTACAGCGCACAATGGCCGAGGAAAAATGGAATATTGACGAGGCTATGCGCACACAGGACTTTGAGGCGTTGCAGTCGGCGCTTGACGCTGAATATGTGGCGACGCAACAAAGCTACGAATTACGCAAGGAGCTTTTAAACGAGTACCAGCAGGCTGTAATGGATAGCCACTGGAACGGACAAGAGGCTATTTGGGAGAGTGCAAGTGCTGGCATTGATAAATTACAAGAGGGCATTTCTGGACTCTTGCAAGGCACAATGAGCATAACGCAGGCTTTCCAAAATATGGGGAAAGCTATTCTTAAAACCATTAGCGATAGCGTGGCTCAATGGATCGCAGCACAAGTAAAGCAAGCTGTGCTCGGAAAAATGCTACAATCGCAACAAACAGCGGCAAGCGTAGCAGCGGCACAAGCCCAATTACCTGCTTGGAGTTCACTCGCTCAACAAGTATCAATGGCAACATTTGGCGCTAGTGCGGCGGCAGGCTTAGCGGCTTGGAGTAGCAGCACAGCGGCAGGCGTTGCGCAAGCTACGGCACTCGGTGCAGTTGGCAACTTTGGCGGCAGCTTTGGAGCTGCATTCAACGCTAACAGTATGCCAAAACTCGCAGAGGGCGGCCTTGCTTATGGTGCTACGTTCGCACAAATCGGCGAGGGCAAGTATGACGAGGCGGTATTGCCTTTGTCTGATACAGTATTCGACCGATTAGGTGAGGGCATTAATCGCTCTAATAGCGGCATGGGTGCAGGCGGTGGCATTACATTGAATGTGAGCGCAATCGACGCCGAAAGCTTTGGCTCATTCCTCGAAACACGAGGCGGCAGGGCGTTGCGTCAATTCCTTGTAAATCAAGATAGAGAATTTATCGGAGCAGAGGGAACGTGGTAATATGGCAGAATTAATGAAATTTCCTACTATCATCTCTTTGGCTTGGAAGTCTCAGAAAGCTCAAAAATGGGATACTAAGACAAAGACCTCTGGTTCTGGTAAGGTTCGTACCATGACAAACTGGAAATATCCACAATATACGATTTCCACAGAGTTTGAAGTGCTAACACCTGCACAATATAAGGAGCTTATGGGCTTTTACTCTAAGACTAAAGGCGGTACAGTTCCTTTTTTGTGGTTGGATCCAGAGGACAACCAAGAAAAGGGCATTCAGCTCGGCACTGGTTCAATGGGTTCATGGCAAGCCGTGCGAAAGTTCGGCGATTTTCTAGAGCCTGTATATCACATTGAAAACCTTACATTATACGCTAATGGCTCACCTATTCGAGCTGTTAGCGATAAAGGCGTAATCGAGCTAGCAGCAGGGCAGACAGTTGAGCCGAATGCAGTCATTACAGCCGATTATACCTATTATTGGCTCGTAAGGTTCAGCGGTGATATGACAGCTGAGTATATCTTTACAAATGTATATAAATCTAAATCATTCAAATTAGTAACAACTCGATAGGGGGCGCATTTATGAAAGAAGTAAACGAGGTATTACGAAATCACCTCAATAATGACAAGTATTTCATGAGCTGCGACCTTTACGAGTTACGCTTGCGTAGTGGCGTTACTTACTACTGGGCAGATAGCGACGCCGACGTATCATACAACGGCCAAATATATAAGAGCGACGGCCCAATTATCGTAAGGGATAAGATAACCACTAATAGTAGCGTAAGCGTTGATAAAATGACTGTTAGCATATCCACGAACGAGCAGGATAAAATCGGCGGCGTTCCTATTATGGCTGTAGCTCACAACGGCGGCTTTGACGGCGCTCAAATGACGCTGAAACGAGCATTCTTTGATGATAACTATACCATTATAGGGGCTGTTGGCTTATTTACTGGTTTATGCGAGGTAACGCAGGGCGGCGGCCTTACCTTAAAGCTGAACGTTAAATCAATCGTTCAAAAACTCAATATTGAATATCCAAATAGGCGATATTATCCACAGTGCCCATTTAGCGTATATTCAAAAGAGTGCGGCGTTGATATTAAGAGGTTCAGAAAAAGCGGTAAGGTAACAGCCTTAGGCGCTGGGCCTAATTCCATACGAATTGACATACCATTTACTAATGGTTATTACACAGCAGGCGGCATAGATTGGATCACTGGCCCATTGGCAGGGCAATCTACGCAGATATTGCAAAGCATTGACGGCGTAATTCTGTATATGAGCGCTCTCGAGGTAAGCCCAAGAGTCGGCGACCAATTCTATATATACGCTGGCTGCAATAAAACACCTACGGAATGCAAGAATAAATTCAATAATTGGAATAGAAACAGGGCCACACCTTACGTGCCGCTAAAGGAGAGCATACGATGAATACTTTAACTACAGGCGAAAGGATAGCTAATGCTGCGATTGAGTGGCTAGGCACGCCTTACGCCAATAATTCAATGGTAAAAGGCGCTGGCGTCGATTGCTCTTATCTATTAGTGGCTGCATTGGTTGATAGCGGTCTTATGAAAGCCGACCGCTTACAGATTGAAAACTACTCAAATGAGTGGCATTTACACCACTCTGAGGAGAAATATTTAAAATATGTGCAACAAGTCGCCGATGAAGTAAAAGAGGGCTCTCCGCTTGAAATTGGCGATTTTTTACTATATCAGTATGGCCGATGTATTTCTCACGGCGCTATATATATTGGTAAAGGGCTAGTAATTCATGCTTTCGTTGATTATGGCGTGATTATCTCTAAGCTCGATGATGTACTCTTTTACGATAAGAAAGGCCGCTCTAGGTTGAGGGCTGTATATAGATATAGAGAGGAGCGTGAATAATGGGCTTTTTATTCCACAGAGGTAAGAATACAACTAGCAGAGCCGATTTAATCGCAGATTTTCAAATCAATACAGCCTCATATGGCGAGGTGGTTCCAGAGATACTAGGCACCACTCGAGTGAGTGGCAATATCATTGATTATGAAGATTTCACGGCTCATGAACACAAAAGCACTACCAGAACTGGCAAAGGTGGCGGCTCAAAGCATACAAATATTACCTATACCTATACAGTAGCCGCAGCGATTGCCTTATGTGAGGGCCCTATCGCTGGTATTGGCAAGGTATGGCGTGATAAAGAAATATTCCAATATCCAAACGAGAATATCCAGCTTACTTTATTTAATGGTGAAATAGCCCAAGTCCCTTGGCCTTATATGACCTCTAAGCACCCAGAAAAGGCATTGCCTTATAGTGGCTTGGCTTACATGGCTGGTGTGGTAGACCTCGGCGAGCGTGGCAGCTTACCGCAATATAATTTCGAGGTATATGGCAAGCTCAGAGATACAGGCGACGGCGTGGACGTGAACCCAGCGGACTATATCGAGCATGTGCTGCAATCAGTTGGGGCAGATGTACAAATTGAGGGTATTGAAAACTTTAGAGCCTACTGCAAGGCGGCTGATATTCTTATCAGTACACCGCCAGAGCAAAAGAGCGCTAAGGCTCAACAGATCATTAATGATATAGCCGAAATTACAAATAGCCTTGTATTTTGGAGTACTGATAGGCTTAAAATCATACCTTTAGCCGATAAGCCAATAGGTACATGGACGCCTGCGAACCAAATTCAATATGACCTCACGGCAGATGATTTTATCGCAGGCACAGACGGCCAGCTTATTTTATACAAGCGCAAAGATACGAGCGAGGCATTCAATGAGGCGACAGTCGAGTTTATTAATCGTGCCAATGGCTACGAGAAAGAAACAGTATCCTTTGAG